TGCAAGAGCCAGAGCCAGAGCCAGAGCCAGAGCCAGAGCCAGAGCCAGAGCCAGAGCCAGAGCCAGAGCCAGAGCCAGAGCCAGAGCCAGAGCCAGAGCCAGAGCCAGAGCCAGAGCAGAAGCCAGGTAAGAAAAAATGACCGTGACCGCGCTGGAGCTCCTTCCGATCGAAACGATCAAGCAGCACCTGCGTGTCGATCATTCAGCTGAAGACGCGTTGATTGAGCTCTACGCTGAGTCGGCGCTGTCCTGGGCTCTGTGGTATTGCGACAACCCGAAGTTGATCGACGCGGCTGACTTCCCGGCCAGCTTTAAGGCAGCTCTGCTCCTTTTGATTGGCCACTCCTACGCGAATCGCGAGGCCATCGTAACCGGCACTATCGCCACAGAACTGCCGATGGCGGTCGACTCATTGCTTTGGTCCTCCCGCGATTGGAGGGGGCCGCCAGACGAGGTGACACCATGAAGGCCGGTGATCTTCGGCATCCTGTCGAGATTCAGCACTTTACCGCTGTGCGTGACCCTGGTTCAGGTGAGTTTGGTGATCCTGCGTGGCAGAAGTTTGCCAGCACCTGGGCTGCTGTTGAGCCGTTATCCGCTAAAGACTTGATTGCCGCTCAAGCCGCTCAGTCGGAGGCCACGGCCCGGATAGTCATTCGGTACCGCCCTGACGTTCTGTCAGCCATGCGCATCGTCCATCGCGGCCAGATCTACAGCATCGAAGGGCCGCCCCTAGAAGATCAGAAGTCCGGCCAAGAGTACCTGACGATCCTCGTATCGAAAGGGGTGAAAGATGGCTGACGGCATCGAGTTCAGCATCACGGGCTTGGATAGCCTGCTGGGGAAGCTGGACTCGGTCAGCTATGACATTCGCCGAAAGGGTGGTCGGGCAGCATTGCGCAAGGCCGCCCAGGTGGTGATGCAGAAGGCCAAGGACGGCGCCGAGCGGATCGACGACAAGGCAACCGGCCGTTCGATCTCGGACAACATCGCCCTGCGCTGGAACGGCAAGTTGTTCAAGCTGACCGGCGACCTCGGTTTCCGGATCGGCGTGCTTCACGGCGCCGTGCTCAAGGACGGTGGCGACCTCAGTCCGAACTCGCCCACGCCGCACTGGCGTCTGATCGAATTCGGGACTGAGAACATGACCGCTGTGCCGTTCATGCGGCCTGCGCTGGCCAACAGCATCAGCGAGGCCACCAACACCTTCGTCACCGAATACGAGAAGGCGATAGACCGCGCCATCCGGCGCGCTGCGAAGAAGGCTGCGACTAAATGACTGCCCCTATTTTTCAAGTGTGCTCCCAGGCTGCAGGTGTGACTGCATTGCTTGGTGCCGGCGCTGCTCTCCGGCTCTATTCCTTTGGGGAGGCTCCAGAGGGTGTGGCTAAGCCATACGCGGTGTGGCAGCTGGTGAACGGCAGCCCGGAGAACTACCTTGCTGGCCGCCCAGATGTGGACGGTTTCTCGTTGCAGATCGACGTGTACGGCACCACCGGCACCTCGGTTCGCAACGTTCGCGATGCGATTCGCGATGCCATTGAGCTGCGCGCCAATGTCACCCGTTGGGGCGGCGAGGCCCGCGACCCCACCACAAAAAATTACCGAACCAGCTTCGACGTGGACTGGATAGTCCGCCGCTGAGCAAACCTGGCCCGCCGAGTGCGGGCTTTTCTTTGTCCGACAGGAGACAACCATGTCGATTTTGACTCAAGGCACGCAGGTGTTCGTGCTTGATAAGCCCACTCCAACCGGCCCGATGGCCGTGGTTGAGGTGGAGTGTGCTACTGCCTTCAACCCTGGCGGAAACCCAGCGGATTCCATCGAAGATACCTGCCTCAAGGACAAGGACCGTACCTACAAGAAGGGGCTCCGCACCCCGGGGCAGGCGGCCTTGACGGTGAATGCTGACCCGGCCAATGCCAGCCATGTGAGGCTGCACCAGCTGTCCGAGTCGGATTCCGATACCAAGCAGAAATGGGCGATCGGTTGGTCCGATGGTCCAGTTGATGCTGATGGCGAGCCGACCGCGCTCCCGACTGTCAACACCGCTGGTGACGACTTCGAACTGCCGACCAACCGTACCTGGTACATCTTCGAAGGCTATGTGTCGGACTTCCCCTTCGACTTTGCTGCCAACTCTGTCGTGAGCACGGCCGCCACTATCCAGCGCTCTGGGCGTGGCGTCTGGATCCCGAAATCCACCAGCTGAGGTAAACCATGAAGTTGACTCTCGACGCGCTGAAAAGCGCTGGCTCCTTCACTGGCCGGCCGGTGGAAAAGAAGATCAAGTGGCGCCAGAACGGCACCGACTTCGATGCAACCGTGTTCGTTCGGCCTCTCGGTTACCAGACTGCCGTGAGCGATGTGCTCTCGTTCAACGGCAAGCAGGACAGTATTGCCGGCAAGATCGCGGCCTCGATCTGTGACGAGGAGGGAAACCCGGTGTTCAGCAGCCCCATGGACATCACCCATGGCCCGCTTGATCCGGTCGAGCTTGCGAAAGACCCGGAAAGCACCAAGCGTCTGGGCTCCCTCGATGGGGCTCTGTCGGTTGCTCTGCTCTTCGCCATCCAGGAGGTCAATGACCTGGGAAAGACGCAGAGCTCACCGAACTCGATGAAGTCTGGCACGAGCTCGTCCTCTCCGGCGTCGGTGGGCAGACGATCGCGCAAGCCAAAGAATCCCTCAGCCTGAGTGAGTTTCGCTCCTGGGTGAAGTTCCGGCAGCGCCGCGGCTCTCTGCATCTGGGCATGCGTATTGAGCGTTCGGTGGCCGTGCTCGCGGCGCTGACGGCCAATGTGCACCGCGACCACCAGAAGCGGCCGGCGCCCTACACCGTTGCGGACTTTGCCCCGCATGAACACGACAACCGGGAGATCTCGCTCGAAGAGGCGATGAGCACCTGGGCGTGATCCGTTCGTTTCGATTTGTTGGAGAAGGGTATGGCTTCTAGGTCTCTGGGCACCCTGACCCTGGATGTCATCGCCAAGGTAGGCGGCTTCGTTGAGGGTATGGACAAGGCCGGGCGGAGCTCCGAGAAATGGCGGAAGGATGTCGAGAAAAACGCTAAGGCAGTCGGTACCGCAGTCGGCGCGGCAGTGGCAGCCGGGATAACGGCTCTCGCGGCCTTCACCGTTTCCACGGTCAACGCTGCCAATGAAGTCAGCCGCCTGGCTGTTGTTGCAGGAAGCAACACCGATGAATTCCAGCGCTACGCCGCCGGTGCCAAGGCGGTCGGAATCGAGTCCGACAAGTTCGCCGATATTCTCAAGGACGTAAACGACAAGGTCGGTGACTTCCTGCTGAACGGCGGGGGCGAGCTGCAAGACTTTTTCAAGACGATTGCCCCCCAGGTGGGGGTAACGGCCGAGCAGTTCCGAAACCTCTCCGGTCCTCAGGCCTTGCAGCTGTTCGCGAGCAGCCTGGAAAAGGCTGGCCTGAGTCAGGCGGAAATGACCCAGCAGATGGAATCGCTGGCGAACGACGCAACGCTCTTGCTGCCGCTGCTGCGCGATAACGGCGCTGGGTTCAATGTGTTGGGCGATGCCGCCGAGAAGGCCGGCGCGATCATGGATCAGAAAACGATCGCGGCGACGAAGAACTTGGCGGCAGCCGGTTGGCTGGCCCAGCAGTCAATGGCCGGCATCAAGAATCAGTTGGCGGCGGCGCTCATGCCAACGCTGAGCGACTATTCAGTAATTCTGTCCGACGTCGGTCAGGATACTGAGACGATGACTGCGCTCTCCAATGGTTTGCGCATGGTCATGGACTTCGGCGCCAAGACTGCCCTGGCTTTGGCGTACGCGGTTGAGCTCACTGGTAGATCAATTTCCGGGCTGGTGACCATCATCGGCGGCTCCTTCGAAGGCGTCGATATGTCGAAGCCGCTCGAGGCCATCGACAAGATCCAGGAAAACTCGTCGAGGCTTGCCGGGGAGGTCGGGAAGGACCTTGATAAGCTGGATGAGCGCTACAACAAGCTTTGGGTGCGGGTAGACCAGGCCGGGTCATCGGGGCAGGCGAGCGGCAAGATAAAAGAGATTGCCGACGCACTTGCTCTGGTCAACAAGGAAGGCGCCAAGGGTACGTTCAAGGCGCCGACAGCCGAGGCGCAGGAGGCCGCCAAAGCCGCAGAAGCGGCCGCGAAAAAGCTACAGGGCCAGTTCGATACAGCGGAGGAGGGCTACAAGCGACAGATTGCCCTCATCAACACCGAGACGGACAAGCGCAAGGAAGCCACGGAGGTCGCCAAGCTCCAGTTTGAGCTTGAGTCAGGAAGCCTGCAGGGACTGAGCGAGCAGCGCCAGGAGAAACTGGAGCAACTAGCCATCGAGCTTGATCGACTGAAGCAGCTGAAAAAGGCCAACGAGGATGCTCAGGCTGTTGGCCAGTTCAAGGCATCGGTGAAGCACCAGCTGGAAATCGATCAGCGCGGGCTGAATGTCGACTTCGGTAACGCCTACAACAGCGACGAGGTACGGCAGCGCGCTCTGGAGATGGTGGCAATCGAGCAGGACTATCAGGATCAGATGGCTGACCTGCTCAAGCAGCGCAACGCGGACAAGATCAGCCAGTCCGTGTATGAGCAGGAAACCTCTGTGCTCAAGGATGCGCTGGCCGAGCGCCTGGAAATGCAGCAGCGATACCACCAGGACCTCGACAAGCTGCAGCAGAACGGTACCGCCGGCTTCATCAGCGGCTTCGCCACTCAGGCCGAGGCCTCCATGGACCTCTACAGCAACATGCAGAACGTCGGCGCTGACACGTTCAGCAACCTGCAGAGCGCGATGACAGAGTGGGTCGAGACCGGCAAGCTGGATGTGCAGGGGCTTGCATCCACGTTTATCAGCTCGATGGGTAATGCGCTGATGTCATATGCGGCGGCCCAGGTGGCAATGGCCGCGCTGAGCGCGTTCACCGCAATGATCGGCGTGCCTTTCGTTGGGCCAGCGATTGCGCCCGGCGCTGCGATCGCTGCCGCCGGCGCCGCTGGCGTATTGATGACCGCGGTCGGCGCTTCGCTCGACGGCCAGGCCCACGACGGCATCGACTCCGTTCCTGCTGACGGTACCTGGAACCTGAAGAAGGGCGAGCGGGTCACCACCGCCGAGACCAGCGCGAAGCTTGACCGAACGCTGGATAGCGTAGCGAAAACTTCCACTCAGCCGGGGTCGCTCAAGGTCATCAACAACGGCCCACCCGTCACGGCTCGGCGTGAGCTCTCCGATGGGGAGTTGAAGCTGATCCTGGATGCAGCCGATGAGCATATCGCCAACGGCTTCGCCCGCGGTACCGGCAAAGTGAGTCGTGCCACCGGCGCGGCCTATGGCCTGAGGAGGGACCCGAAATGACGGCGCTTGAAGTCGTTTACGCCTCGGGCGGGGATGACATCATCTCCACACTGGAGATCGCGTGCCCGGCCTGGAACAAGACGCTGTACCTGGTCCAGGACTTCGAAGATTTTCGGGCAACTACCGAGGCCGGCAAAACGGTCACGTTCTTGGCCTCGGCCATTGACGTGGCCCTGCCGGCCAAGGACAACACCGGCGCGCAGACGCTGACCTTCGTCATCGACAACGTGACCGGAGAGGCCCAGCAACTGCTGGACGCCTCGCTTGCGGCCGAGGCCAGGGTCACGATCGTTTACCGCGAGTACCTGTTCACCGTGCCCGGCGAGCCTGCTGACAGGCCGTACCGAATGACCTCGTTCGGCGGGACCATGGATGGTCCAACTATCCAAGTCGAGGCCGGCTACTACGACCTGATCAACATGATGTGGAATAGGGCCCGCTACACCACCGACTTTGCCCCAGGGCTGACATACCTCTAACCCATGTACGACAAATACTTCACCGCGACTTATGAAGACGGGGCGCGGGGCGAGGCCGTGGGTGGTCGATACCTTCTCGACTGCTGGGGGCTGGTCCTGGCCATCCGTGAGGAAGTGCTCGGTCTGCCTCCGCTGCCGTCCTTCGGCCCAATAGATCGCCGGGACCTTCGTTCCTCTGCCAGAGCCTACGCCCAGTACTCCGACCTGATGCCCGTTGGCCCGCCTGTTCCGGGGGCAATCGCCGCCGTGATCCATGGCGGGCTGTGCACGCACGTTGGGGTCGTCGTCCCGATCGACGGGGAGCTGCGGGTCTTCGAGATCAACCCCATCGCTGGAGTGACCAACATGCGCCTGATCGACTTCGAGCGGTCCTACCCGAGAGTGAAATACCATCGTGATCGAGATCTTTCCGAGCAAGCTTGAGGGTGGCCCCCTTGAGCGCCACCCATTGGATCAGGCCACGACGATTGAGGCCTGGCTGAAGGGCAAAGTCCGGGGCTATGAGCCACGGCCGGTACCGCCGATCAGCATCACAGTGAACGGTGAGTTGGTTGCCCCGGCCACCTGGGGAAAAGTTGAGGTTGGTCCCGGCGACCATGTGTCGATCTTCATTGAGCCGAAGGGCAGTGCCCTCAAGACCATCTTCAAGCCTGGCCCGCTGGCCAAGCTATTCGGCTTGGGCAACCCCTTCGATCCGGTGAAGCCGACCACGCCAAGCATGCAAAACCGGACTTCTCGGGAGCTCAACCTGTCGACCGTCAAGGGCAATCAGCCGGCACTCAATGATGTGATCCCTGAGCTGGCCGGTCATCCCAAGCGCTATCCGGACATCCTGGTCCCGGTGCATCGCTATTTCGGTGACCCTACCGAGCAATGGGCAGAACTGCTCCTGTGCATCGGCAAGGGTAAGTACCAGGTGCTGCCCAGCGACATTCTGATTGGTGACACGCCGATCTCTTCCCTGGGCTCGACTGCCAGCTACACGATTTATGGCCCAGGGCAGGACTTGGGCAACGAAACGGCCGCCCAGTGGTGGCACAGTTCAACGGAGGTAGGGGCTACCAACACCGGAAATGCCGGCCTGACGCTGACCACCACGATAGTGGTTCAGCAGCAATTTTCTGGCAATGCAGTCCAGGCGAGCGACTTTGTGCTCTCGGTGCCTGAGGGCGCCGGATGGTTCCCGTCCGGTTGGGACAGCGGCATGATCGCGCGCATCGAGTTGCCTTACCCGTATACCTACATCGCGCCTGCCGATGGCAGTGCCACGGTGATCACCGGCAAGCACGTGCCCATGCTGAAGCCATTTGTTGGCATGAAGTTGGAAATCACCGGGGCCAATGCTGGGCAATACGTCGTGGCCACCTACGTTCCTGAGGTGCCTGGCACGCCAGCTGTGCCTGGGAGCGCATCCATGATTACCGGGAGTGCTGCTCCAACCCGGTTCGACTTCGACATGGCGCCGCTGACCTTCACAGTAACCCGCGGCGCCAGTGAGTTCCCTGTCGCGCTGAATAGCGCAGCCACAAATCTGGCTGGCCTGGTCACAGCGGTGAACAGCGCGCTTGCCGGAACACCCTTGGCGGCCAGCGTATCGTCCGGCCGGCTGCGCATTGCAGAACAGGCCGCGCCGTATTCTGGCGTTGCGCTGGGTCTGACCGGCTCTACATCCGATGTTTTCGGGCAAAACCCGGTGTTCGTGACCGGTGTGAAATCCGAGGCCGCAGCCGATGGGCAATTCGCCAAGATGACCTTGGCCTACGACGGCGGCGCGCCAGTGGTTGGCCTCTTGACGGGCGAGCTGCCATCCACCATTGGATACCGTGACCTTCGGTACCGGATCACGGCGGTCTCGGATGACTCCGAGGAAGACGACGAGGACACTCCAGGAAGTGAAGCGCATGGCCCTTCCGCCATCACTGTCACTAAGTTGACCGATACCGGAGCCGAGGACGATGAATGGGAAGGCTTTGATGCGGTTGAAACCAATGGCGTGGACATCGTGCTGGACGGCTCGACCATGGAGGGAGATTGGTCTGGCCCGATCGCAGCCGTCCCGGAAGGCGAGGTGACGCGCCGCCTTGAGCTCGATTTCTTCTTCCCGCAGGGCCTGATCCGCTATACCGAGAAGAACGGCAATAAGCGCCAGGTCAGTGTGCATGTCGAGATTCAATACCGCGACATCACCACAGCTGGAGCTTGGACGTCCCTGACCTCCACATACACAGCCACATCGCCCGATCAGATGGGTTACACGCGAAAGATCTCCCTGCCAACGGCTATCCGGCCTGAGGTTCGAGTACGCCGCATTGGCGAGGAGTCGACGAGCTCAAACAAACAGGATCGGGTGCAGTGGTTCGGCCTGCGAGGTCGCATCGAGCGCGCGCCTCGCCGGTACCAGGATGTGACGGTGATGGTCGTCTACATCAAGGGCAGCAACCGGCTTTCGGCCCAATCCCAGACCATGGTCTCGGTCCGGCCGACGCGGGTTCTACCCGTCCGCAGTGGTGGTGCCTGGGCGGTCGAGACACCCACGAGGGACATCGTGCCGTGGGTTGCTCATGTGGCCCGAACCATTGGCTACACAGACGCTGATCTTGATCTGGTTGAACTGGATCGCCTCGATGCCATCTGGAAGGTCCGCGGTGACAAGTTCGATCTGGAAGTGTCGACGCAGGAGACCGTTCTTGAGGCGCTCAACACGGCGTTGATGGCGGGGTTTGCTGAGCTGACCATAGACAGGGGCTTGATCCGGCCAGTGCGGGATGAGCCTCGTTCTGTGTTCGAGCACATGTACACCCCGCAAAGCATGGTCACCAGCCTCACCCGCAAGTTCACCACGGTGCGCCCCGATGACTATGACGGGGTGGATGTCGAGTATGTGGACGAAGACACCTGGCAGAAGGAGACAGTGAAGTGCCGGCTGCCTGGGGATGTGGGCGCGAAAACCGAGAAGGTCACCTTGCAGGGCGTGATCAATCGTGACCGGGCCTGGCGCATCGGCATGCGGCAAAGGCGACGCTACAAATATCAGCGGCATGGCTACAGCTTCTCCACGGAGCTCGCCGCGATGAACAGCCGGTACAAGAGCTATTGCGCCGCCGCAGATGACATTCCGGGCTATGGGCAGAGTGCCATTCTGGTTGATTTCCAAGAAGGCAATGGCAAGACGCTGCTGGAAAGCTCCGAGCCGCTTACCTGGGTTGAAGGGGCAAGCCACGTTGTTGGCCTGCGCCGCCCAGACGGCACGCTCAGCGGGCCATGGCGGGCGACGAGGGTGGATGAAACGCGGCTCACTGTGCCTGGGCTGGACTTCGAGCCGGATCTGTCCTGGGACATCGAGCCGCCACACCTGCTGTTCGGAACGACCACCCGGTGGTGCTACCCGATCCTGATCGAATCCATTACCCCGGAAGACTTCACCGCCGATGTCGAGGCTGTGAACTACGACGTGCGGGTGTACGCCGACGACGACAACTTCGCACCGACCTGAGGAAAGGCCTGATGCTTTCGATACCTGACGACCTTCCGCTGCCGTTGCGTGAGGGGTACGGCTTTTCACCGGCGAGCCCTATCGTACGCACACCGCTGGTGACCGGCAGAGCAATGCAACGTCGGCGCTATCGGACGGTTCCAACCCTCGTCAACGTTTCCTGGATGTTCACGGCTACCCAAGCAAAGCTGTTCGACGGGTGGCGCAAGTGGGGGATCAAGTGGGCTGACTGGTTCCTGTGTCCGATCAAAACTCCGCTTGGCCTGCAGCCTACTCGGGCTCGGTTCACTGATACGCCGGTGGTGCCCGAGCTGGTTGGCGCCGACCTGTGGCGGTACACTGCGGAGCTCGAGCTATTCGAACTGCCCATCGTCGATGAGGCTGAGTTCACCTCTCTGCTTGCCGGTATGCCCCTGCCAGTCATGAATGCTGCTCTGCGGAACCTGCTGCAGCGCTGGTACACCCATTCTTGGTCCGGTGCGCCGGCTACCTGATTTCCTGCCCACTTCGGTGGTTTTTTACATGGAGTAAATATGAGCGGAGCTTCTGACCTCAAGCTCTTTGAAGAGCTGGTGAACAACGCCAACTCGCTTTTCCTGTCGGATGCCGACCACGTTGTCATCAGCGGCGTTACAAAGCCAACCCTCAAAAAGATCTATGCCGATTTCATGGCCAGTACTGGGACTTATCCGTCAATCGAGGAAGGTCTGCTGGAAACCAATGGTACCGGTACTCAAAATCGGTTCTTCACGGTTCCTGGGGCTGATGGGACGTTCGAGACCCGTTATCGAAACGATGGAGGTGTCGCTGTTGTCGCTGGCAGGGTGGCATCCGCGGACGTTGTTGAAACGCTTTCTAGTCTCGTCAAGAGCTCGCCATCTAGCTCGCCTGAAGTCGCGATTCTTGAGGTCTGTGATCCTGAGGGCGGTCTCCAGCTGCTCGCCACAGACAAGCGGCTAACCACCATCCCATTCGAAGTAGCATCATTGCCAGGCCGACTCGCAATTGGCGACGCAGAAGGTGCCATGTCGCTCTACTCCGATGAGAAGATGACGATCTTGGGCCCGCTGGAAATGCATGTAACAGACCAGCCAGGAATTTTCGTAACGGATCTTGACGGTGCGATCCTCAATCCGCTTAGCGACCCAATGTCGCTGTTTGGTGAAGATGTTGGACCCGATCCTCTGGAAGGTGGATTGCTTTTCTGTCCGCTGATAGCTACGTCTCCGGTATCAGATACCAAAATCCATGTGGCCAGTATTCTTCCTAGGCGGGAGCAGGTTGGTGATGTGGTTGCGTCCCTGGGAAGCATGAGCACCAGTGCGTCTGCATTGGGTGAGGTGATTCCGGTAAGCCATTCGGCATATGGTGACAAGGCGGTCCTCAGCCTGCGTACCAGGACTAACCCGGATGCACGCCGCTTCATGCAGCTGAACATCAAGGACGTCCCCGTGCAGACGGGATCCCCCACCATCAAGATCCTGATGATCGGCGACAGCATCACTAATTATGCCGGAGCATACATTCTCGACCAGTACCTCAGGGATCTTGGTTTCGCCCCTATATTCATTGGCACCCTTCGAGGAGCAGGGCCAAGCGAGGGCGCGAACGGAGCTAGCGGGCTGCTGGGGGAAGGGCGGCATGGCTGGCAGGCCCGGGATTACACGTGTGCTATTAACCGTCGACTGATAGTGGAAGTCGGCCAAGAGGCTTCGTATCTGGCCATGGCGAAGTCGGCCAAGGCTGGATACAACCCGTTCCTTCGAGCGGCCACGCCAGAGGACAGAGATGACCTTGTCCGCAACGGATATGTGTTTGATCCCGCTTTCTATCAAGCCAGGTTCGGTCTGGATACCCCCGACGTGGTGGTCAGCCTGCTCGGAACGAACGATGCATACTTCGTAGCTCCTGGCTCGATTTATGGCGAGATTCATGACGCTGATCGGATTATGCACTCGCAAATCAAGGCGGCATGGCCTAGCGCGAAAATCCTCAGGTCGGTGCCTGGAACCGCGGTTGATGATGCTCGCAATGCTCTTTGGAGCTCCACCTACACGAAAATGATCGCTGGAATCCAGAAGTCGGCGATCGACATCGGTTCTTCGGTAACAGTTGCGCCGCTTTGGGCAATGGCCAACCACGAAGCAGGTTACGCATTGCCTGCTTCGTCTCCTGGGGAGGATGGCTTTATTTCTGGAAACTGGTCGGACGATATTCACCCGATTGGCTCGGCCCGTTATGCGTATTACCGCGCAATGGCTCCATACGTTGCAGGCCTCAAGCTCAACATCATTTAATAAGGATTTAAAATGGGTATTCTTCTTATTTCCAAGGACACTGTTGCTCCGTGGAATACCAAAGTCATTGCGCCAGTGACTCGCGGACTTGAGGCCTGGTTCACTTTCGACACCGATGCTGCCCGCTTCGGTTTCAATCGTGCGCCCTATAAGCCAAACGGGAGAATTGTAGGATCTCCAGTAGCATATTCGACCCATGGGCGCTTCAAATCGCTTGTGAACTTCATTCAGACCGAAGCTCCTGATACTGCGAAGGTTACAATCATCGCGGTGGGTCGTTCGCCCGTCGCCGTTCCTGACCCAATTCCAACTCCAGATCCTCGACCCGTCTATGCGAGCACCTTCTCCGGCCCGTCTATAACCCCGGGGATTCCCGGAAACTCGACCGGGGTCACCCTGTACCCAGGCGGCGCTGCGCTGCTCGCTTCGACCGCCGCACGGAGCAATGGCAGCGGTGGGATTAGCGTCGGTCAGGTCTCGACTGCCGATGACCCTACTGCTTGGGGTATTCGGGTCTTGCGAGCATCCGACACCGAAGGCACTTTGGTCCAGAACATTACCCGCGCCTCAAAAGTTGTTGGAAGTGCTGGAACACAGCGTGCACTTACCGCTAATAAATTCCGAATTGGCAGCGCCTTCTCTCAGTTTCCGGGGGAGGTTGATATTTCCTCGATCGCGATTTACTCGGAGGCGTTGACCGACGAAGAGATTGCCCTTGTTGCGGAGCGGATGAGAACGCGCATGCAGCGACTTGGTGTCACGGTATAAATAAAAAGGGCCGCTTAAGAGCGGCCCTTTGATTATTCTTCGTTCACAGCGTCTAGGTCTTCGACCTTCGCTTTCTGAATCTCTTCTTGAATTATTTCCCGCACCCTTGCTTCTTGAGCTTCGGTAAAAACCTTAGGAAGCTGGCTGGATTCGTTTTCTTTAACTGAGTGTTGCATGCTCTTAGCTTTCCTTGTCGGACATGTTCATTCGATGAGGAAACGTATCACAACTGCAACAAATTTCCTCTTCAACCTATTCTACATTTCCTTCCCGTCAGCTGGGAGGGCTTAGTGTGCCCGGAGTCACCATGACCATAACCGAGCAGCAACTGCTGCAGATTCTTCCCAAAGCCCGCCCAGTTGCGGGCATTTTTTTGCCTGCACTGAACCGGGCGATGGCGCGCTGGAAGATCGATAGCCGTGTCCGGCAGGCGGCCTTCTTGGCCCAGGTCGGCCATGAATCCGGCCAGCTGCGTAACCTGGTTGAGAACCTGAGCTACAGCGCCGAAGCTTTGGTGCGCACCTGGCCCACTCGGTTCTCCGCGCAGAACGCCGGCGCATACGCCCGGCAGCCGGAGAAGATCGCCAACAAGGTGTACGGCGGCCGAATGGGCAACGGCCCGGAGGCCACCGGCGAAGGCTGGCGGTACCGCGGGCGCGGCCTGCTGCAGGTCACCGGCCGCAGCAACTATCGAGAGGCGGGCGCCGGCCTGTGCCTTCCGCTGGAAAATGAGCCGGAGCTGCTCGAGCAGGCCGAGCACGCCGCCCAGTCCGCCGCCTGGTGGTGGGCGAAGCGCGGCCTGAACGAGATGGCCGACGCCGGGCGGATCCAGGACATCGGCAGCATCATCAACACGGGCAAGCCCGGCCGGGTGCCACATGGCGCAGCTGAACGCAAGGCGCTGTACGACCTGGCGCTGAAGGTGCTGGCGTGACTTCCTGGGCGCTTCGAGGTATTGGCGCCGGCCTGCTGATCCTGCTGGGTACGCTGTTGGGTGCCTGGGCAACAACTCATCACTTCCGTCCGCTGCTGGACGACCAGCAGGACAAGGCGGCCGCCTGCGCCGCGGCTCGGGACAACCTGGCCGGCCTGGCCACGGAGCAGGGCAAGGCCCTGGGCGATCTGGTCCTGGCGGCGTCCGCCCGCCAGGCCGCCTCACAGCAGGCGGTGAGCGAGGCGAAGGCCAGTGCCCAAACTGACTACCAAGCCGCGAACCGGCTGCAGCAGGAGCGCACCGGTGGTGATCAGTGTGTCGCGGCCTCATCGATCATCGACAAGGAGCTTGGCCTATGAGGCTGGTGCTGAACTCGCACACCTGTGGGAGCGGAAAGGGCATTTGTCAGGCTGCAAGCCACGTAATCCGTGGTCTCGCCTGTGGGAGCGGGCTGGTGCTGGCTTGGTCCTGCAGGAGCAACGAAAAAGTGCAGGCCTTGCGAAAATGTGCAGGTGGTGCAGGAGCAGCAGGTGGTGCTGGTCGAACCCTGCGAAGGGTGGTGGTGCTCGCAGGCATCGCGCTGCTGGGCGCCTGCGCTGGAAAGATCGAGCCGCAGCTCCAGTACGTGCGCGTTGAGGTTCCGGTGCAGGTGCCGTGTCGAGCGCCAGATGTAGCAGTGCCGGCCTGGGCTGCTGCCGGCCTTCGAAAGACTGACAGCCTGGAGGTGAAGGTGAGGGCACTGTTGGCTGATCGTCGGCAGCGGATAGGTTATGAAAAGCAGTTAGAGGCAGCGGTGCGCGCCTGCCGTTGACGTAGCAGTACTGGTTCCCTACCTCGCGACGTTAGATGCTGCGTGGAACCATGAATGTAGACTCGGTGGTGACTCGCTGTACTATCATAATGAAATCATTAATTGGTGAGGAATCACGATGAGTCTCCCTTCAATCGTTTCGGCTGCTGCTCCAGTGGTGGTAGCGGGCGCCAAATCGGCGTCCACCGTGGCGCAAGCGTTGCGCCATCCCGTAACAGCAGTCGTTGCGGTCACCGCGATTGCTGGCGTGACTCTGATTGCATTGAAGAAAAAGAAATTCAGTTTCCGCGCTGGGCCCGTGAGCATCGAGGCATCAGACTGACCGACATTGGCGCAGAGTTTTTCATTCGTTAGGGTATGGTTACGCTCACCAACGGACCGGAGCAATCAGGTGGACAAGCGCACCTTCATTGGCATGGTCGAGGCTGGAGAGCCGCTGATACAGCAGGCTGTCGATGCTATGCGTGAGTATCACCAGGCCGAAGATGGCGGTGCGCCGGCAGAGGAGGTGGAGCGCCTGCGCCTCCTGGCAGAGTCTCTGTTCCAGGCGGTGTCCGACTACCAGCTTCGCGTCATAGCCAAGGCGCGCGGCAAGGATCTGCCCCCCCTCCACTGATCGGCATTTGCCCGCAGGGCTGCATATCTATACGATACTGTGTTTTTATACAGTATCGGTGCAGCATGTATTTCCTCCTCGTTCGCCGCCGCGTGAATGGCGTGGCCATCCCTTCCGATCAGCTCAGGAAGGTCCGGCCCCTGCGTGCCGACATCCACATCGGTGACCACCACAGCGAGCCGCTTGGCCGAGTGGCCACCCAGGCTTGGGTGTTCAACCCGACCCCTGGGCCGGACATCATCCCGCGGCTTCACGATGCCAAGGTAAACGGCATGGCGCAGCTCGGGATGAACATCAACGGTGTTGAGGAAGTGGACGGCGTGCTGTATGCGCAGTCCTGGTGGTGCAGGGCTGAATGATGGCCGGGCTGCCGAGGGCCTGGCTGGCCGAGCTCAACGATCACACCGCCCTGGTCACAGATCCGGATGGTCGCGCTCTGGTGCTTTCGGAGATGGCATTTGCTGCGCACCGCCGGCGAGAGGTCGACTTGGATCAGCTTTCAGAGATGCTGGAGTTTGCTGAAGCCGCCAGGTACTGGGCGCTCAACGAACATGAGGAAGCGTGGCACCTGGGCCTGTTTCAATTCCAGTAAGCGGATGAGTGGGAAAGGGACGAGCCAGGACGGATCGTCGTCGGCAGAACGCCTGGATAGGGGTGCTGAGCCTGTCTAAAACTGCTCGATAGCTTCTCGGTTTTACTGGGCAAAAGTCGATCAAAACCGTCAATGCATATTAGACAGCCCCGATGCATAGGCCGCGAACTGCGCGGCCTGAGGTCGGATTCTCACACTACTGCTGCATCATCGGGGTGTGTGCGGAAAGATCAGACATTCAGGGCCTTACAGCGGGTGATCTGGTTGGCGATTGTGAAACCGGCAATGGTACAGGCTTTTTCAACGAGATGCAGGCAGACGCCCATGGACATGCGCGCGCACCCGGGTACGTTGCATTTCGTGTAGCGCCCTTGCATTATGCACGCTATGCAAAAACGCAATGTAGCCATCGTACTCAGAGAACTGCTCGATCGCCACGGCCTGTCCCCGACGGAGCTGCACCGGCGCACGGGCGTACCGCAATCCACCCTGTCGCGTATTCTCGGCGGCAAGATCGTCGACCCTTCGGACAAGCATGTGTCCAAGATCGCCGACTACTTCGGTGTCAGCACCGAGCAGTTGCGTGGCCGTGCCGAACTTGGCCAATCGCGGGAGGCCGCACTGCCGGCCCATGGCCACGCGGACCTCAGCGACATCAGCCTGTGGGACGATGAAACCCCCGTCGAGGACGACGAGGTGTCGGTACCTTTCCTTCGCGAGGTCGAGTTGGCAGCAGGATCAGGAAGATTCGTCATCGAAGAGAGCGAGCGCGCGCGCCTGCGCTTCGGCAAGCGCAGCCTGCGGCACAATGGCGTGCAGTTCGATCAGGCCAAATGTGTGACGGTACGCGGCAACAGCATGCTGCCGGTGCTGCGCGATGGTGCCACGGTCGGGGTCAATACCGGAAAGTGTTCGATCGGTGACATCATCGATGGCGACCTCTATGCCATCAACCACAATGGCCAGTTGCGCGTGAAGCAGGTCTACCGCCTGCCTACCGGTATTCGTCTGCGCAGTTTCAACCGCGACGAGCACCCCGATGAGGACTACAGCTTCCAGCAGATGCAGGACGAGCAGATCAGCCTGCTCGGGCATGTGTTCTGGTGGGGTATGTACGCCCGCTGACGGCCCCCGGCCTGAGGAAAAACCCGCCCCGGCGGGTTTTTTTTCGCCTGCAGAAAATCCCTACAAGCCCGATCGTGCACAGCCTTCATGCATATCAGCAAAAAGTAGTGCATAGATATTTCCAGAAACGCATTGACTGCATATGCATTGATGCATATCGTGTATTTCAAGCCGGACGCATACCGGTTGTGACACAGGCAGCGATGGGCAGGCCTCAACTGTCCAGGGGCTGGCAACTGGCCCGGGTGTACAGCGTAAAGCTGGAATGCCGAGTTCACCCACAACGGACCTGTTGGCCAGTGCCGGCAGGCATCACGCAGGAGGCAGGACAGCGATGAACGCACAACAAGCGTTATTGGAAATGCCGCTCTGGCTGGTAATCGTCCTGGCATTGCTGGGCGGCCTGAGCGGTGAGATGTGGCGGGCCGACAAGGCGGGCGCCAAAGGCTGGTCGCTGTTGCGACGGTTGGTGCTGCGCTCCGGGGCATGCATGGTCTGCGGGGTATCGACGGTGATGCTGCTGTATGCCGGCGGCCTGTCGATCTGGGCGGCCAGCGCATTTGGCTGCATGACCGCGGTAGGGGGTGCCGACGTGGCCATGCGGATGTATGAGCGCTGGGCGGTTCGGCGTCTGGGGTTGTGCGACAGCGCGCAGTCCGATGAGCAATAGCGAGGAGATCAACCATGCTTACAGAAACGCAATTGCTACAGATTTTGCCCAACGCTCGCCCCGTCGCGGGCGTTTTTCTTGCTGCACTGAATGTCACGTTGCCACGTTGGGAAATCGACAACCCCAAGCGTGTCGCGGCGTTCATCGCCCAGGTCGGCCATGAGTCCGGGCAGTTCCGCCATGTAAAGGAACTGGGCAGCGATCGCTATCTGGCTCGCTATGACACCAGTAGCCTGGCCTTGCGCCTGGGCAATACGCCGCAGGCGGATGGCGATGGCCAGTTGTACTGCGGGCGCGGCCTGATCCAGGTCACCGGGCGCAACAACTATCAGGCCTGCAGCCATGCGCTGTTTGGCGACGAGCGTTTGCTGGCACAACCGCAACTGCTCGAGCAACCGCGTTGGGCCTGTGAGTCGGCGGCGTGGTTCTGGCATTCGCGCGGGCTCAATGGCCTGGCTGATCGGGGCGAGTTCAACAGCATTACGCGTCATATCAATGGGGGGCTCAATGGGTTGAAGGACCGTCTTACGCTCTGGGCGCGGGCGCGCGAGGTGTTGGGTTGAGTCATCTGGTTGATGCGTTGCGGGTGCTTGGCATCAGTTCTGTAGCGTTCATGAGATCGAGCGCCGCCCGCGCGGCGCATCGCGGATGAATCCGCTCCTACATTTGTTGCAACGTACCTATGCCTGATAGGCCATGGTTGCCAGCCTTGTTGGCACGACGCGATTTTTCGGTTGGTGCGGGTGGTCGACGCGATATTTCGCCGAGCGTCAAAGGCGGACAACCATGGCCTGACAAACCGTGGCACGTTGCAACAAATGTAGGAGCGGATTCATCCGCGATGCGCCGCGCGGGCGGCGCTCGATTTCAACGGCACTACAGAGTTCAAGGCATGCACCCTAGGGCCTTCCACTCCCAGATATGCCTAGGGACATATCCCGCTACCCTTCGCCAAATGCTACGGTGTCCCGTAATCCCGAAGGAGCCCACCATGGACCCAATCACCGTTCTCTCCACCCGCTTGGGCGAACACCTGCGCCGCTTCAACGCCCAGGTGACCACCGCCGAATCCTGTACCGGCGGCGGCATCGCCGAGGCCATTACTCGCGTGCCTGGCAGTTCGGCCTGGTTCGAAGCGGGTTACGTCACTTATTCCAATGCCCAGAAAACCCGCCAGCTCAATGTGCCCGAGGCGCTGTTCATCGAGGTCGGTGCAGTGAGCCAGGAGGTGGTCGAAGCCATGGTTCGTGGTGCCCAGGCCGCCAGCAGTGCCCGCTTTGCAGTCGCTGTCAGTGGCATCGCCGGACCCGATGGCGGTTCGCCAGCAAAGCCGGTGGGCACCGTTTGGCTGGCCTGGGCCGATGGCGATCGCGTGTTCAGTGAGCGGCGCCACTTCGACGGCGACCGCGAAAGTGTGCGCCGACAGACGGTGATCGCCGCGTTAGACGGCTTGTTACAGCTTGGCGCCGAGTAATTCGACGACAGGGGTTTGCTCAAGCGCTTGCCTGTGGAATAATACTGGCTACTTATACAGGTATTCCGGCCGTCAGGGCCAAGTCGAACACGTGAGGATTTCAATGGACGACAACAA